TCAGACATTAAATTGGGAGGCAAAAAAAACATTAGACTGGTATAATATAGTTCCTTTTTTTGGACAATTCTATAAGCATATAAATGAAGGTGTGGTAGACCCAATGTTATGCACTAGAGCTGAATATAAATTCTATGACTCTCCAGTCTGGCCAAAAGAGTTAGGGCACAGGTTAGGAGTCGAAACTTGGAATGCTGGTAGATTAGGAGATGGTAATGCAGATATTAAAAGTTCTACTATAGAGAGTATTGAATGGTTGAAAAATCAGGGTAAAAAAGATATATTCGCTGTCATAGGTTGGAGTAGTTTAATTAGAGTTCCAATTTATACTATCGACAAAGAAGGAAAAGGAAATATAAAACAACAAAGACCTGATAAGTATACTGCTGCTAATGAGATCTACCGTAGAAAAAACTATATACAAAACCAATTTTTACATCACGTATTAGATTTACAAAATTATTTTAAAGTAAATAATATCAACTACTTAATGTTTAATGCTTTTGATCCTTTTTTAGATTTCAACGAACATTTTTTATCTACAGCAATAGATAGAACTAAATGGATTAATCATTCAGTCAAACCAGCTCATTTTAAGGAATATATTTTTCAAAAGTATAACTTAAATAACTGGGACGAAAGTCCATACTTTATAACTTCACATCCTAAAGATATTTCTCATATAGCATGGGCAAAGTATCTTTATAACTATATACAATCACTATGAGTGCTATAAAATTAATTATTTTCGATTTAGATGGAGTTTTAGTTGAAGCTAAGAATATCCATTTTAATGCTCTCAACGAAGCATTAACTACTATCAACCCCGGTTATAAAATAGGATGGTCAGAACATTTAAATAAATACGACGGATTGAAAACATTTCAAAAGTTAGACTTACTTACTAAAGAAAAAGGTTTACCGGCTGAAGTACACAATGACGTATGGAACAAAAAACAACAATTGACATTGCAAAAACTTTCTGATTTACAACCAGATGAAGAACTAATAGCTACACTTCAGTTACTTTACAAAGACGGTTTTAAATTAGCAGTATGTTCTAATTCTATTAGAAAAACAGTACTTACTGTATTAGCTAAGCTAGGATTAATAGAATACTTAGACCTTATAATATCTAATGAAGACGTTACTAATAGTAAACCACATCCAGAAATGTACTGGAAAGCTATTTCAACTATGAGTATGCTTCCTGAAGAAACATTAATAGTAGAAGATTCTCCTTACGGATTACTTGCCGCCGCGAGAAGTAAATCGTATATTTTAAGAGTAAAGAATCCTAAAGAGGTAACATATAATAATATTATGAATAAAGTAGACACAGTAGATAACGGAGAGAAACAAGCAACACCGGCTTGGAGAGACGATAACTTAACTGTTTTAATTCCAATGGCAGGAGCAGGGAGTAGATTTGAACAAGCTGGATTTACTTTTCCTAAACCGCTTATAGATGTAAAAGGTAAGCCAATGATTCAAGTAGTAACTGAAAACCTTAATATAAAAGCTAATTTTGTATATGTTGTACAAAAAGCTCATAGAATTAAGTATAATTTAGATACACTACTTAACTTAATTACTCCTAACTGTAAAATAGTGGAAGTAGAAGGAGTTACAGAAGGAGCAGCCTGTACTGCCTTGCTAGCTAAAGAACATATAGATAATAATAAACCACTATTCTTTGCAAACTCAGATCAGTTTGTAGAATGGGATAGTAATGAGTTTCTATATAAAATGAATGAGACAGAAGCAGATGGTGGTATAGTAACATTTAAAGCAACTCATCCTAAGTGGTCTTTTGCTAAAGTTAATAGCGAAGGGTTAGTAACAGAAGTAGCAGAAAAGAATCCTATCTCAGATACTGCTACTGTTGGGTTCTACTATTGGAAAAAAGGATCTGATTTTGTTAAATACGCTGAAGAAATGATCAGTAATAATATTAGAGTCAATAATGAATTTTATGTTTGCCCTGTATTCAATCAAGCTATTAACGATAGTAAAGCTATAAGAATATTTAACGTAGATAACATGTGGGGGTTAGGAACACCTGAAGATTTAAAGTACTATATAGAAAATATAAAATGATTTGGTTCACAAGTATACAAAAAACCGGCGGGACTGCATTGAGAGATGCTATAAGTTTAAAGAATGATTTTAAAATACGTTTTTTTGATCATGGGTACGTATACGATCCTTGGGAATCTAAAGAAAAAGAAAATAAATACTGGAATAAATATAACTTTAAATCATCAGCTAATATATCAAAAGATTATAACCCTCTTAATACTATAATCTCAGTAATTAGAAATCCTTTTGATATCTTTGTGAGTTATTTTTTACACGCTAAAAAAGATGGATGGGGAATGGTTAATAAGATTCATAACTTACATACTTTTGATCAGTTTACAGAATACTATTTAGCTCCAGATAAAGAATGGCATTTACCTCCTATGAAAAATAGTATGTTTAGTTTTATTTACAATAAGCAAGGAGAGCTTATTTCTGACCTATGTTATAAGTTAGAAAATGTAGATAAGATTGAAACATTATTAGCTGGTTTAAGAATACCTCCTATGGGTTTTTCAAATAAAACTATACTAAAAGATGATTATAGAAGATACTATAAAACTAAACAAATAGATGCTCTAAATAAAGTCTGGAAAAGAGACTTAGAGCACTTTAAATATACTTTTGAATAATGAAAATAGCAGTACTTATTAACGGAAGCGGAAAACATTTAGATATTACACAACATTTATTCAATCATTGGAATAAACTCTACGAAGATATAAGTTTTGACTTTTACTTAGCTACTTGGCAAGATGAAATAGACTATACAGAATATAAATGGATAAAATCTTACGTAAGACTAAAAGAAGAGTCATGTCCATATGACTTGAGCACACATCCTGAAGGTCAACATCAACCTCACTACTCATACTCTCTATATAAAGCAGATCAATTGAGAAAAGAATCAGGTATAGAGTACGATGGAGTATTTCAAACTAGATCAGATATCTATATATTTAGAGAACTACTAGACTTGCTTACTTCTTTATATACTGTTAAACAAGGCGTAAATCAAGATGTGAGTAATAGCCAAGTATCTCCTAGAATAATGTTTACTGGAAGCGGTAATGAACTCCTTAACGGCAGGTTCTGGACTGAAGATTATTTTTTCTTTGGACATCCTAAAGCATTTGATAAATTTTCTAATATGTTCATTGATGTATGGATTAAAAACGAATTACCAGATAGATTAAAATTAATGCATGTAATGCAAGCAGAGTACTTACATAAATTAGGAATTTATAACAGTAGCATAGCTAATTACCCTGGTCATGCAGTACAGAGCGTACTTATAAGGGAAAAGCATCGTTTTGGTCATCATAGTACTCATACTGATGCAGGATGGGAAAAACAACACCCTTCTCCTAAACAACTTAAAACTCTAATAGCTCAGAATGGACCAGAGCACTTATTAACTAGAGATATAGCACCTAAAGCTATTATATACTTTGAAAGCACAGATAAATAATGATACTTATATCTCATAGAGGAAATATAGACGGACCGAACGTTGATAACGAAAATAAACCTTCGTACATAGCAAATGCTATAGAAAAAGGTTACGATTGTGAAGTAGATTTCTGGTATACCGATAATAAATTTACTTTAGGTCACGATAATCCTCAGTATGAAATACCAATAGAGTTTATACAAACATATTACAATAGACTCTGGATTCACTGCAAAAATTACGATGCTTTATCTAAATTAATCGAAATAGACAGAGGAGGTGTGTATTTAAATTACTTTTGGCATGAATCTGACGATGTTATTATAACTTCAAAAGGATACATGTGGGCTAATCCAGGTGTTTACATAGAAGGTAGTGTAGCAGTACTTCCTGAGTTAAAAAACGACAACTTAACAGATAGATTAGGAGTTTGCAGCGACTATATTATTAATTATGAGCACTAGATTTGTAAAGAAAGGAAATAAAGTTATACTCGGCATGGCTAAAAACGGTAGCCAAGCTCTTAAACAACTTTCCTTAAATAATAAAGACTGGGTAAGAGTAGAAGGCGATATACCTGAAGAAATTTTAATCGACTACAAGACAACTATCTATATTCCTATCAGAGATGAGTTCGATAGGGCATATAGCGGACTGATACAACTACTTAATGACATTATAGTAGACAAAAAAATAAAAGACATTCAACATTACCTTTGGGACAATATAGTTTTAGATAATAGTTACTTTCCTAAAATATCATATAAACAGATAAGCACTATACATTATTTTTGGAATTATATATTTCTCAACAAAAAATGGAAAGGAGCTAAATTTAAATTCTTTCATTTAGACTATTTGTCTAATAGATTTTGTGATTACATTAAAGAAGACCCTAAAAATATTCCCTTATACAACACTGCAATAAAAACTACAGTGAAAGTTGAAATAATGAAGTATCTTCCCAAAAAAGAGTTACTTTTTAAAAATTACTTTCATCCACATTGGAAAAAACCTTACCAATTTATGGAAAAACCAATTTGGGAAAGATTAAAAACCACAGAATACTGGTTGGACTTAGAAGATAAAGACCTAATATGAAAAAAGCTATCTTTATATCAGGCCATTTAAACGGCTTATCTGATAATATCATACCATTATTAGATTCTAATACAGATATATTTGTACACACTTGGGAGGAACAAGGGCATAATAGATGGATAACAAAATTAAATAGATACAGTAAGGCTTGTAACAGCATTAACATTGTTACTGAAAAGCCAAAGATTGACCGTAAAAGAATCTCTTACCTTTATTCTACATACTCCTCTTTTAGTCTATGTAAGCAGTTGAACACTTATGATATATGTATAAAGTTTAAACCTAACTTAGATACAGACAATATTAAATACATTACTAATACACAAACAAGTTTTTCTAAAGCTAAATTACAGTCCAGACCATTACTTGAGGGGTTCACAAAAGAAGACTGTGTATACGGTACGGTACATTACAAAAGTATAGACGAAAGATTCTTTACAATATACCCTAAAGGTATAAATAAAGTATTTAATAAAGATAAAAAAACATTCTACGAAGAAATAACAAAAACAGATGAATTACTTAGTTCATTACTAGGAACAGACTATGAAGGTAGTTTACTGTGGACTAAATTATTTGAACAAAATCAAGTACCTATTATTCAAGATATTAATCTAACTTTACCAAACAATAAACAATGGCAGTAAAAAGAGCAAAAAAATTACAAAAACAAGATTTCAATAACGTAAAAATAATACAAACTAGAATAGGTAGAGCTGACGAAGAGTATACAAAGATAGGTAACCTAAAAATAGAGTTAACTAAAAAAATACTTCAATCTATATCCGGTATTAATTCTACCGAAAATTTAAAAGATATAGGTAAATATGAACTATATATTAATAAGACCAGTAAAGCTCTTGAAACTTTTATATCTGAAACAGATAAGCAAAACGTTGAACTAGCTAAAGACTTACAGAAGAAATACGGTTCCGGGACTATAAACCCAGAGAAAGGTACTTTTATTCCAGATTCACTTTAGACTTTTAGTATCTATTTATATAAGAAGACAAATACTCTGTTTACAAGAGTTTTTCGAAATAGTCAATATATTTATTAATATACAATAATTAAACTAAAGCAAACATGGCAGAAACTATAATCTCCCCAGGTGTATTTCAAAGAGAAAACGATATCTCTTTTATCTCCCCAGCACCCGCAGAAGTCGGAGCTTGTGTAATAGGACCTACAGTAAAAGGACCAGTCGAAGTTCCAACTACAGTTACTTCTTATAATCAATATGTAAGAGTATTTGGAGAAACTTTTGAATCAGCTTCAACTAAACAAGAATTTTTAACTTCTCTAGCAGCAAAAAATTACTTCTCTCAAGGAGGTGATTCTTTACTAGTAGCAAGAGTCGTATCAGCATCTGGTACATGGGGTGCTGCATCAAGTACTCATATATCAGCATCATCGAACGGAGGAACTCCTTCTTTTACATTAGCGACACAAGGACAAGGAGTCTTATATAACAACTGTACTGGCTCAGGCCTTTACGTTGGAGCTACAGAAGAAAATTCAGACGGCTCATTAAAATCTGGTTCAGTTGATAACTTAAGATGGGAAGTGTCAAATGTAAGTAATACTTTAGGTACTTTTACTCTATCAGTAAGAAGAGGAGATGATAGTAGCAAAAATAAAGTTGTCTTAGAAACGTTTAATAACTTAAGCTTAGATCCTAATGCTGATAACTATATCGAAAAAGCAATTGGTAACCAAGTAAAAGCAATAGCTGGAACAAGTGATAATATTACTACTACAGGAGAATATATTAACAAGTCTAATTACATTAGAGTAAGTGCAGTAAATTCACCTACTATAAACTATATAGGAAACGACGGAAATATTAGAGTAGGGTCTTTATCAGGTTCTCTACCAACAACTGATTCTGGATCATTCCACAGTGCTACTGGTAGAATAGTTCCTTTAGCAACTGCTAATAAATATTTTGGAGATATAGATACAAACACTCAAGGATTAATTGCAGCAGATTATGCATCTATAATTACTTTACTTAACAATGCTGATGACTTTAAGTTTAATGTAATTTCAGCACCAGGACTTATAGATTCAGTTTCTGGTCATACAGCTACAATAGGAAATATTATTTCTCTAGCAGAAAGTAGAGGAGATTGTATTTTTGTATTAGACATAAGAAAATATAACGAAGGAACAGTTGCCAGTGCAGCGGCACAAACTGCTACACTAAATAGTTCATATGCAGCTACATACTGGCCTTGGTTACAAACTAGATCAGCTACAGGTAAGAATGTATGGGCACCGCCTTCATTGTTTATACCTGGAGTATATGCATTTACAGATGGAGCAGATGCACCATGGTTTGCACCAGCAGGACTTGTAAGAGGAGGATTAGTAGGAGTTATTCAAGCTGAAAGAAGATTATCTAGAACAGATAGAGATTCTTTATATAATGCTAAGGTTAACCCAATAGCTTCTTTTCCAGGAACAGGTATAGCAGTATTTGGTCAAAAGACTTTACAAACTAAAGCTTCTGCTTTAGATAGAGTAAATGTAAGAAGATTATTAATCGAACTTAAAGAGTTCTTAGGTAATCAAGCACAAAACTTAGTATTTGAACAAAATACAGTAAACACAAGAAATAAATTTTTAGCAGGAGTTAATCCTTATTTAGATTCTGTAGTTGAAAGACAAGGTCTTTATTCTTATAGAGTAGTAATGGATGACACAAACAATACAGCAGACGTAATAGATAGAAACCAGTTAATAGGTCAGATATTTATTCAACCAGCTAAGACAGCTGAATTTATTGTACTAGACTTCACAGTTGAACCAACAGGTGCAACATTTGGAGCATAAATTTTAAAGTAGATATTTATAATAAATAATTAAAAGTATAAAATGGCAGTATTAGACCCAAATGAAATAATGTTTAAAGCTTTCGAACCGAAAGTACAAAACAGATTCGTCCTATTCATAGATGGTATTCCATCCTTCATGGTTAAGAACGTAGCAGCTCCAAGCTTTACAGATGAAGTCATAAAACTTGACCACATTAACACGTACAGAAAAATACGTGGAAAAAGAGAATGGCAAGATATGGATTTGACATTATACGATCCAATTACACCATCAGGAGCTCAAGCAGTAATGGACTGGGCTAGATTATCATACGAATCAGTAACAGGAAGAGCTGGATATTCAGATTTCTATAAAAAAGACTTAAAACTTAACATATTAGGTCCTGTTGGAGATATAGTAGGAGAGTGGGAAATCAAAGGAGCATTTATTCAAACTGCTAATTTTGGTACTTTCGACTGGTCAAACAGTGAACAAGTAGACCTTACTATGACAGTATCTATGGATTACTGTGTATTGAACTACTAAGACTACACTAAAATATATATAAGAACCCGGACTTTTCCGGGTTTTTGTTTGTTCCAAAATATTTTATTCGTATATTTATTAGTATAAACAAGTTATAAACAATAAGATTTATGAATCCTAACTTTAAAATCCCTACAGAAACTGTAGAACTACCTTCAAAAGGCCTTCTATACCCAAAAGACTCACCATTAGCAAGCGGTACTATCGAAATGAAGTACATGACAGCTAAAGAAGAAGATATACTGTCTAATACAAACTATATGAGAAAAGGTATAGTATTAGATAAACTAATGCAATCCTTAATAGTTACAGATAATTTTGACTATAACAATTTACTTATAGGAGATAAGAATGCTATTATGATAGCTGCAAGAGTACTTTCTTACGGAAAAGACTATACAGTTAATTACTTAGGAGAAGATATAGTTGTTGATTTAAGTAAATTCGATAACAAAGAAATAGACCCTATAATTGAAGAAGGTAAAAATGAATTTGAATTTAAATTACCTAAAACAGATAATTTAGTTAAATTTAAATTACTAACTCACAAAGATCAAAAAAATATAGATAGTGAGTTAGCAGGACTAAAAAAACTTAATAAAGATGATTCGTCGGGTAGCACTACTAGATTAAAATACTTAATCACAGGTGTTAACGGTACAACTGAACAAAAAGATATCAGAGAGTTCGTAGATAAATATTTACTTGCTTCTGATGCTAGAGCTTTAAGAAGTTTCTATGCAAAAATCCAACCTGATGTAAATATGAAATTTACTTACACAGATGAGGAAGGTGGAGAGGAGGAAGTTGATTTGCCCATTGGGCTCGACTTTTTTTGGCCTGACACCCGAACATAGAAAAAACCTATTTTCTCAAATTCACGAAATAGTATTTAACGGCAAAGGAGGTTACTCTTGGACTGAGGTTTATAATATGCCTATATGGTTAAGAAGATTTACTTTTGAAAAAATGAAAGAGTACTATGAAGAAGAAGCAAAAGCACATACTCCAAAAGTAACACCAAAGAACCAAACTCTAGGCCCAGATATTAAACCAAACTATAGCTCTGCTAGGAGTAAAAAGTAATACTTTCCTATTTATAACATATAGATATGGCAGAGAAAAAAAATCCCCAGGAAGACGTAAGACTACTAAGAGAAGAAAAAGGACTGTTAAATGATATCCTAAATTTTCTTAAAAAGCAACAATCAGCACGTAATGATTTACAAAAAAGTCAAACTGAAGCTAACCGTATACAAAAAGAATTTAATTCCCTTATAGAACAAGCAAACAGAGCTACTAGCGATAGAGTAGATGACCTTGATGCCACTGCTAAGATTCAAAAGCAAATAACTCGAGAAAAAATACTTCAAGGAGACATTGATCTTACAATAAAAAACTTAAAAGCAGATGGATCAGCAGAAGCAAAAGAAGAATTAAAAACATATGTAAATTTAAAGACTACAACAGAAGGGATAACTGCAAATTTACAAAGACAACTCGATTCCGCAAAGGAACTTGATAAGTATGGCGGCTTCTATAAAGGGTTTTCAAAATTTGTAAATAAAATACCAGGTTTAAGTGCTTTAAAAGGACCTTTAGAAGAAGCAGCTAAAGCATCTCGAGCATCAGCTGCAAGTCAAATTGCAGTAGGAGAAGGTGTTAGTAGAACAAAAACCGGTTTAGCCGGTGCGAAAAAACTAATGAGCCCTACTGGTGGATTTGTAGGATTAGCTCTAATATTAGTTGATCTTTTCTTTAAAGTAGATAAAAGGGTTACAAATTTAGCTAAAAACTTAGGAATATCTAAGGCTAATGCAAGAGAATTAGATAAGTTTCTCACAAACTCTGCATTAGCGTCAGGTAACATGTCTGCAACCTCTGAATCATTAGCTGCAGCTTTATCTGATTTAACAAGCACATTTGGAGCTAGCATACCAGTTTCTGAAGAATTAATTCAAAATCAAGCCTTTCTTACTAAATCATTAAAACTATCAGGAGAAGAAGCTAGTAATTTATCATTCCTTTTTTCCGCTTTCGGTGGTTCTGCTACAGCAGCTACCGATAATGTAATAAAATTAAATAAATCTCTCAAAAAGCAAAATGGGTTTTATATTTCTTCAAAAAAATTATTAAAAGAAATATCTAATACAAGCGCTGAAATACAAGGTTATTTTGGCTTTTCAGAGAAAGCTTTAGCTGGAGCTGT